GTAAGTTCATTTATAGTGTCCCAACTGACTTCTTGAATGCCCGTATCTTTCATAGATTGTATTTGTTCAACATAAGGATTCTCTTCGTTATTCTTATCTTTAATACTTTGTATTAAGTTGTCTACATTATTTCTATGTGTAAGGGCCTCTTCTAGTGTTCTATAGAAGGTTTTAGGGCGTTCTTGAACAGGTCCTAGCATTTCTACGCCGTTTTTTAAGTCTTTTTCTTTGGTAATCAGAGTGTCGTTATATGTCCTTTCCTCTGTTATTTCGGTGTTTAAATCGGCCGTATATTCTTCATGTGTGTCTAAATGTGCTGTATCTTGCCCACAAGCAGGGCAGGTACCTTCTTTTGCTTTAGCCAAATTTGCTTCTAGTGTTTGCAGTTTAGTATTACTTCGTTTAATACTAGTTTCTGTGTTAGTGATATTGCTTACTAATACATTTAAATTTGCTTCGTGGTCTTTTATTTCAACCAATGCATTATGCTTTGCAATTTCTTCGTCTACATCTAGTTCGTTGACTTCTTCTAGAGCATCAGCCATTTCAGATAGTTTAGATTTCTTATTGGCTTCCCAAGCCATACTACGGCTTTCAATTTCTTTGATATTCTTTTCCATTCTAGCATTGCCATCTTTGACAGCATTGATTCGAATTTCCTCTTCCTTGATACTATCTCTAGTATCCTTCATTCTTTCTTTGAGTGTTTCTGCTTTTTCTGACAACTCCTGTATACCAAGTAGTTGTTCGATCATGTCTCTCTGATCGTTATTTTTCATGCCTAAGAAAGGTTCAGTGTATGTGTTTAGTGCAACAATATGCTTAAACATTTCGTGAGTAAAGCCAATTATTTTTTCAATGTGTTTTTGTGTTTCTCTACTGTCACCTTGTTGCTCTTGATCTTCTGATTCCGTGCCGTTAACAAAGAAACGTAACACATTAGGTCGTCTGCCTCTTTCTATACGATAGTCAACACCGTTAAGTTCAAAGTCTACACTAACTATCATGCCTTTGGCATTTGTTTTGTTAATTAAGTTATCGCGACGAATGTTAGTAAGTGCTTCACCATATAATGCGTAACTGAGTGCATTAATAATAGTAGTCTTACCTGTGCCATTTCTACTACCGTCACCACCTAGGTCTAGATTATTACCTAGTACTAGTGTTAAGTTCTTGTCGTCAAACCGCACACCTTGAACATTGTTTCCAACACTCATGAAATTCTTTACACTGATGTTTTTTAATTTAAGCATATATTATAAATTTTGGTAAATGTCAATTAACTTTTCTGTGTTAATTGTATTACTTTCTATGGTTTGTAATTGACTTATAACAATTTGTTCAACACTTTCAAATGATATTTCGCCGGCTTCGTATTCTTCCTCAACTTCTTTTATAGGTACAAGTTGTATTTCTCTACACTTGTATTTTTCCATAAAGTTTTCTTTTATGAATGTTGCTTCTTCATAACTGATATCAACATCTAATTTGATTCTTGCATAAGTATATGCATCTAAGTATTTTGCAGGATCATCAATTAATTCAACAAGTCCGCATGTAACATACTTAGGACACTCAGGCCAGTTTACATATACTGGTTCTTTGTCCCATTCAAGATACATGTATCCTCTGTCGTTGTCCTGTGCGTCTGCGTAATTGTGTGGAAATGCATTACCTATATAATGAATGTTTTCGTCATATTGTCTTTTATGAAAGTGGCCACTAAACACATATTCTGGGTTTCTCAACATAGATGCATTTATTCCGCCATGGTCTGGCATCTCTATCATTGCATTCATTTTAAAGAAAGGTAATTCGAAATGACCAAACATATACTTGCATGTCATTTTAGCAACTTTCTTATATTCGTTTTCTACCAACCAAGGTACAATACCGACATTGCCTTCTTCAAACAACTCGTCTATCATTACAAAGTTGTTTAAGTCTCTAGCAAACTCCATGCTGTTTAATTCACGTTTATCTCTGTAATATAAATCGTGATTACCTGTAATAAAGTAAACTTTGTTAAATGCTTCGTTAAGTTTCTTAAGGTCGCCCCAACTAGCATTTAGTGTTGCTACATTTACACTTGCTCTATGATGGTGCCAGTCGCCTAAAAAGAAACAGGTTTCAGCACCGCGGACTTTTGCCTCAGCAATAAACCAGTCAACAAAATTACTACAATCTCTTAAGTGTTGATGGCTATTAGATTTAAGTCCGTAATGTATGTCCGTAAAGACAACTGCTTTTTCAAATAAATTGTCTGTCATACTTAGGCATCCGATTCTGAATTCTTTGTTTCTTCTCTCAAAGCCTTCATCTCATTTTCATGTTGAATCTGTCTGCCATAACTTGGTAAGTGTCCAGAGTCAATTAATATATCGTCTCTGATGTTTTGATTTTTCTTTTCTATGTTTAACACTCTTGTGAAACTGTTATTTACAGCGGCAGTATAATAAGCAAATGGATTGTCTGATTTTGCTTCATTAAATTGCAACCCAATCATAGCAAGTTGTAATAATGCCTGACCTCTCATTTCGTCAACATAAGTATATCCTCTCCAATTGGATCTTTGACTATACCTGTCAACTAATTTAAGATACATTTTCCCTAACTCATTTGTAATGCTACCATGATCAACAGAAAACTTACCACTCTTAGGACCGCCTTTCCAGTGACTCCTAGCAACCTCTTCCCATGTACCGTTTATCAAGCCATAATGCTTAAATGGTGGAAAGTTTACTTTTGCTTTTGTTTCTGCTTCGTTTCTAGGATTCTTTTTTCTGCCTGGTTCTAGTGGAATGTGTTCATAAGTCATTTGTCTTATTACCACGTCTTCATCAGCAATATCTTCGATATCAACTAAAAAGTCTTTTTGTCTAGGCTTTTTATTTGCAGGTCCTTCGTATCCTTCGACTGCTCTTTTATAAGCAAAGTCTTTCATTTTTCCTGCTTTATTTTGTTTTGCTTCGAGTACCACTGCATCAGTAATTTCATCTTCTAAATTAATAATAATGTCTGGATAATCATATTGCGGTGATTTAATCCAACAAAAAGACATCTTGCTCAGATGTATTTGTTTAAGTAAATCTTTATTGTTCAAGTATTTAACTTTTGCGACCATTGTGTCTCCTTATAATTAACCTTTATTATACATTAATTTTTTCTAGTGTCAAGTATAATTATCCAATTCTGGCCAATAACGGCTAGTTTATTGATATCGATAAATACATAGTACATTAGGAGAAAGAATGGCACTTAATACAACAGGTCAAAATGAAAAATTAGATATGGACTGGAGAGCACGACTTCAAGTTATGCGAGCCAATAAAGAAGATTTCTTTGGAAAAGCAGATGAAGGCGGCGGTGAAGAAGGCAAGGCAAGTCCAAAATCAGATATTATGGGACCTTTAATTGCTGACCGTGGTATTATATTTCATTACCAGCCTAGTATTTTCATAGCCTATAGTGCTACATACGATACACAAAGTTTTCAAGGTACCAATTATCCTTTGCATACTTATATTAATAGTCAACCTCCTACAATACCTATTCAGACACAATACACCGCAAATAATCAGGAAGAGGCAAGATACTTATTAGCAATGATGCATTTTTTAAAATTATCAACCAAAGCACAGTTTGGTGAGAGTGCAGTAGTTTCTGGTAAGTTTGGTAGGCCACCTCCGGTCTTAGAATTTAGTTATCTAGGGCCACAAGGATATGACAGAGTACCAGTTGTTGTTAATGACGTAAACTTTATTATGCAAAATAATGTAGATTATATACCGGTAGAACATGCAACAATAGTGTCTGAAAATCATGTAAGTGCATTTAGAACTACAGAAAATGATGCAAATTCTATATCACAAGTAACGTATGTACCTACAGATTTAGAAATGACAATTACAGTTCTTCCTCAATACTCTCCGAGAAGAACAAGACGACTATTTGATCTTGATAATATGAGGAAAGGCGGAAACATAGGATTTATTTAATGGCAGTATATAATAAGAACAGTTTTTTAAAGAATGCACAGAATAAGGCTTTTTATACAGGACTAAATTATAAAAATTTGCCTGGAATACCTGCATCGTTAACAGACAAAGAATTTTTGATTACAAAAAAATATGCAAATAGACCTGACCTTTTAGCACATGATAAATTTGGTTCTGCTGAATTATGGTGGGTATTGGTATTAAGTAATCTAGAAATTATTAAAGATCCAATAGTAGACTTCAAAGAAGGAACAGTAATACGCCTTGTTACAGCCAGTAGAGCAACTCAGATAGTAGGCACATAATATGGCCAATGCAGACGTTAATCTCAATGACACAGAAATTGCAAGTGCTTTTCTACCAGGCGAAATTGCAACTAACATATTAATTAATCCTGCTGATGAATATGCTTCATCAACATATAGATTGACTTTTAGTATGTTACCGTATTCTTATTATACAACACAAGAAGTTAATTTAGATTTAAAAGGCGGTAGTAGAATTATTATTGCTCAAACAGGTGTGACCAAATTTCAAATAGAAGATCTAGAAATATCATCTGTAACAACAGGTTCACCACCAAACAATTTAAAAGGCAATACAACTTCATCTTACATAATGAACTTCACATTAAAAGAACCATACGGCATGTCATTTGTTGACTTGTTAAATCGCACAGTTGTAGAATTAGCAAAAAAAGATAAAGGAATAGAATTTCCAGGCAAACCATCATTACAGGAGATGCCTTATTTAATGGAAATAGAATTAATAGGACAAAAAGATCCTATCAGCAAAGAAAAAGAACCTGAAAAATTAGACTTAGGCGAAGTTTATTATCACACAGCAATTCCAATTAGACTAGTAAACTTTAATGCTCAACCGGGTGTCGAAGGCACGGGTTATCAAATGGTTGCTGTTACAATTAACGAAATTTACAAAAGTGCTGATAGATCAGTTTCAGTAGTACCAAAAGACTTAAAGATTACAAGTGAGAACGGTACAGTAGAAGAATTGCTTGAAGATTTTACAAAAGAAATGCAAAAGCAACAAGTAGCCATTGCAACTGGTAAATCTTTAAAAACCGAAGGTGGTAAAGCAACAGCACCCCAATTGGGAGTTTATGAACTATCATCAGAAGGCCTTCCAGAAAATCCAGATATATTTAAAGACGGTTTGCCCGTTGACGAAGAATATAAATCTGGACCTATACATCTCAAAGACATAAAAGATTTTAAAGATAAAACTATTGAAGGCACTAAAGCAGACGATCTTAGTGGTAAAGGAGATCCTGCAGATGATGGACAAAATAATTCGATCACAGTGAATATACCAAAAGACACAACCGTCGAAAATGTTATTAAAGATCTGGCAAGTTTAAATACAGCATATTGCAAACTTGCACATCGATATGAAACTGGAGACAACGATGTAGTTGTAGATCCAGATAAATGTAATTTGGATAAAGTGAATGTAGTCATACCAGAAGTAAAAAAATCAAGTGAATGGACTAATGGAAAATTTACAGCAGATGGCAAGATTTCGTATGAATTTAAATATACACTCACAGGTAAACTGTCATCCGGTATTGTTTGTACACCTAAGGAGTTAGCAGAATCAAATGATAAAGCCAGATCCACCAAGGCCGCAAAAGACAGAAACATATCAAAATTTTATGGCTACTATTATACTGGTATGAATGATCAGGTGTATGACATTGATCTAACAATAGACAACATGGTTAGATATCTACAGCCAGGATTTGGCGGTAAGCAGTCATCTTATTCTGCCAGCGAAGCCGCACAATTAAGTAGCAAAGGCATTGCCACTGTCGAGAAGTCAATAGAAAATGATCTTACAGAAACTAAAAATGTTATACTAGACAAATTTGAAAGAATTGGTAAAGAACTTAAAAATGTAGTTACACAATTAGCAGAATTACCGATAACATTAACAACAGATTTACAGTCACTTGCTACAGGCTTGAATCCTATAGAAGGAGTTACCACAGACGAAGTTACAGGCACAAGAATAGTTAATCTCAGAATGCCAAGTTCACCTATTGCAATTTTACAGAAAGGAAAAACAATCACAGAACTTACAACAGATCTTAATAATTTAACAAACAGCATTGATGACTTACAAGATTCGATACAAGGAGAATTAAGCGAATTGCTAGACTCACAGATATCTAATATAATGAGTAAAGCATTTACGCCTTTTGATGTATTAGACAGTTTGGGTAATAAAATAGGTGAAGGTATAAATGGAATGATAGGTGCTGTTGAAGGAGTAGTAGGCGAAATAGGATTAGATCAATTTGGTATTAATACAAACGATTTACTTGATCCTGCTAAAGATATTATAAAAAAAGAGTTTCCTTTTGTAAACTTTGATGAAAACGGCGAGACGGGTGGAGATGAAAGCAGTGGTTCAACGCCACCAGGATTTAATCCTGGTACAGTATCTACATCTGCAACTGTAGATCTCGAAGGCGTTTACATGGAAGAGTTTGAATATCTATCAGACGATAACAGTCCAGAAGAAATAGATAAGATGTTTGGTGAGTTTGATACTGGTTACGGTGAAAGAGAACTAATAGGTCCTTGTACAAGCAAATTTGTTAATAGGAGTTTATTTTCAATGATGCTTACAAATTCAGAATTAGGCACACCATACTTGAAAAAAATGAATATGACAATTAAGGGTGATCCTTATTGGTTAGGAAAATCTAAAATTAAAGGCAATACGTTTTCACAAAAACCAAAAGTAGAATATCTAGGTGATGATGAAGCAGATTTAAAATCTGTTTTAGAAGAATCGCAAACAGATAATGTTGCGCCATATGGTATCGGCGATGTTACGTTTTTGTTTGCATACTTGTTCCCTAGAGAATATGATACATGGCACGACGATCCAAGCAGACACACAGGCGAAATGAAAGATTTAAAATTGGACCAATCATTTTCTGGTCAGTTTGCAGTATATAGAGTTGTACATAATTTTTCAGGTGGTGTTTTTAGACAAAATATCGAAGCAGTTAGATTAGAATTTCAAGGACAATTTCCAGAATTGTCTTTAAAAGATCAAGAATCTAGAGATGCAAAAGCAGAAATTGCCAGGCAATTAGGTCAAACAGTTCCAGACGGATTAGGCATAGGAAATCAAAATAATACTGATTTTGGTCTACTCCCTGAAAATTTGAACATTGATGTAAGCAATGTTACTGCCGGGATAGGTGATACTTAATTCTAGAGGAGATTAAATACTAACATGATACCACGTCAATACAGAAAACAAGTAGAACAAAAATTAGGAAATTCCACTTCTTCGGTCTACATTGGAACAATAACATCAGCAGACGATCCATCACGTAACGGATTGTTATGGGTACACATACCCGAACTAACTGGACCAGAACCATCAGCAGACTCGTTATTTCAATGTATATGGACGTCACCATTTGCTGGAGCAACACCAGATAACATATCATCAGATCCAAACTCTCCAGAGGCTTCGCAAACCAGTTATGGCCTATGGATGAGACCACCAGATCCAGGTAACCAAGTTGTAGTTGGATTTTTCAACAGTAATGGTAGTATGACTCCCATAGTACTTGGTTGTATGTTTCAAACGCAAAGAAACTTTATGGTGCCAGGCATTCCTGCAGGTAAATCCATAGGTGGAGTTACACCTGTAAGAGAAGCAAATATGCGAGCCAACATAAAAAATCATAATGTGGAATACTCGGGTACTGTAAAGAACGTAGACGTAAAAGCAGAGAATAGACCTGCACACGAATTAGAAAGCACAATATTTGCACAAGGACTAATCAACGATTTTATTAGAGGCCAGAGTACAAGTGGAGCAAGGCGAGAAGGTGCAAGTGAAGTGTATGGTATATTAACACCTGGTGCAAAGAAACCAAACAATCCAGCACAGAGATTTTCCGGACATCAGTTCGTACTAGATGACAATAATGATAATCCACATATTAGGATTCGTACTGGAGGCGGAAATCAAATAGTTTTAAATGATGCTGAAAATTTAATTTACATTTCTAACAAAAGTGGCTCTGGGCATATAGAAATAGATTCAGCAGGAAATATAGACATTTATGGTACGTCAAGTTTTAATGTTAGAACATCGGGTGATTTAAATCTACGTGGTGATAAAAATGTAAATATTGAAGCAGGACAGAATGTTAATATCAAAGCCGCAAATAATTATCCACACCCTAATGATATTAACGAATCAGAAAAAGGTGTTGTAGACAATCAAGAATTAGCATACGTGAATCCAGTATATCAAAGTAAACTCACTGAAGGTAGTGTAAACATTGAAGGTGTAAAAGATATCAACATGTATTCTAATGCTATTAGCATTGAAGCAAGACCAAGGCTGTTTACAGTAGACGGCAAAACTACACCCGGTAGTTTACAATTATTTGGTGATAACAAGGTACATATGGCAGGCACACAAGTAGAAATAGCCGCACCAGTATCAGTAAACAATCCACCGTCCGTACCTACATTACAAATCAAGTCAATGGGCGATATAGATTTATTTGCAACAACTCATACACATATTATGGGCACAACAAAAACGTTTATAAATGCAGGTGATACAGTTGATATTCAAACAACTTTATTACCGGCTTTACCACCTTTGCCAATTGTACCTAATATGAGTGGTATTAAAACAAGTAAAACAACAAATACATTATTGTCGTTTGAATTACAAGGTATACTTAGTGGCGGTTATCCAAAACGTGCAGAACAAGGAAAGAGTCCTCTGACACCTTTGTTGTTATATGATCAAAAAGTTGAAACAATTATTACAAGATGGCCAGGTGTCGAACCTAGTCCATCTAGGACTAACAAGTAATGGCATACGTTGATAAATTAATCAAAGGACAATTAGAAACAGATGCTTCTAGACCATTAGATTATTGCTCTCCGGATGCATATTTTATGGGCATGTCATATCAAGGCAGTGATTACAAAGAAGGTGTATATGTGCCTAAGACAAGCAATGTACCAAAGTTTTTTGTACCATTAAATTTAAGTCCAGAACATATTATTAGAGATGCTTTGCAATTTATAAAAAGAAATTACGAAACATTTATTGTTCCTACAGTAAAGGATGATCAAATATTAATAGGTTTTTCTCATAAACTTAAAACCAACGAGGTTAACAATTTATTAGTTGCTTTAAATAACACAGAAATATTAGACATAGACCATCCAGATGTTGCAAAAAGTATTAGAAAAAATCATGCATATTTAAAAGGTACATCAATAATTAAAAATGGTATTGTTGATTATGGTGCGGCAAATAATTCAATTGCTGTTTATGACGAAACAAACGATTTTTATTTATACAGTTTAGTAAATGGTGCTAAACCAGAGTTTATAGAAAGATTAGTAAATGTAGATGTACGTCAAGCATTTGATATAGTAACAGACAAAGTCAAAGTACCTGTAAATAAAAATCAAGCAATAGCACTTGTCTCATTAGCATATGATATAGGCAAAACTAAATTTGCTTCTAGTAAATTAATAAAGTCTCTTAACACAGGCGAATATAATTGTGCAACTTTTTTTATGGAGTTTACTGAAAAGCCTTTGAAAAATGGTGCTGGAGTCAGCACTACCTTGTATGATAGAAGGGTAGCAGAGGCTAACCTATTTAGTAGTATTTAATTCTCTTTGTAAATCAGAAATTTTTACATACGCTCTGTATTTTGCATCTTGCTCTTCAGCAACACTATTTTTAAGCATTTTAATTTCTTCTCTAAGAGCATTACACTCGTTGTTTTTTTCAACGAGCATAATCCTTAAATCTTCTTCTAATGTATTGTTTGTAAATTTTTTTGTTAAGTGGTCGGTCATTTTTTAACAGTAATAACACGTTTCATATCATCCAGTTCAGGGATAACCTCCACGTTTCTTGCAATATAATCTCTTATAAAGACCAAGGCATATTTTTTAGTTTTAGCATTATAAAATCCTAAACTATCAAATTTGCCTCTTTTATCTCGTTGTATCATAGAGTGAATTACTGTCTTGCCACTTGCTGAATTGATGTGGCTGGCTTTCTCCTCTAGATCTTTAAAAGTGGATACAATCTTCTTAATAATTTTATCAGTTTTCATTTTGGTCCTATGTTGTTAAATGATACACTTGTATTTACTAATAAACTTGCTTTATGAAATCAAAATATGATATTTTTTACCATTTATAATCTATCACTAGTGTTGTTTCTCTTTGTGTGCTATTGTAAAACGGCACTACTTCAACAACTTCGTCTGTGAGATTTTCTACGTTTAAAGAAAGTGTTACGCCATTTGCAAACCTTTTAGTAATATTAATATCCAGTCTTTCTAAGTCTTCGAGGTATTCGTCTTCAACAAAATCCCATTCGCCTGGTTTACGATTTAAGTTTACGGCATAACGTACTCTAAAGTCAACGCCTTTGAAATTTTGATTCAATATTACTGCACCAGCATACTCAGGTACACGTGGTTGCTCAGTGTCAGTCCATTTAAGATTTACTGTGACAGGACCAAACACATTATTATATCTAATACCCTGTGTTACATACTCGCCTGTGTTACTATAAGTAGGAGCAGTATACACTTGATTGACTGTAGACACAGTTTTATATATACACCCAGGAACACCAAATGTTGCTTCGTCGTTATCGTTCCAATTAGTATCTAGTACACACGAAACATAAGTTGGGTCTGGTGCTTGATCATCTGTACCAATTTGATTGAATGTTTCATCAGCATCTAATTCTATAGTGGTAGTTGTAAAATCAGTATTGTAACCTGGTACATATTCAATTGATTCTTCGAATTCGTATCTAAAAATACTGATAGCACCGTAACCCAGTTCGTATCCTATACCATCTTCGGGCAGTAAGTCTGGATTGCCTGAAACAAATCCATCACCGTTTATTTCATATAAGTTAGGCTTTCTAAAACTGTCGCCTATGTTAAAGAACCATGGACCGTTTTCTATACCTAGACGCAACGCATTTTGGTCGTCATTTCCTACTCTAATTCCGAAGTTATATTTTAAAACAAAGTCAGCATTTACAGTAAAGTATGCACCAGCATTTTCGTCTGTGTATTTTTGATTAATGTCAGTAAGTGTAAACACACCGTCACCAACAGTTTCACTAGTAAACTCTCCAGTGCCTATGTAAATACCAGTCCACATTGGCCTGTTTTTGTTTGTGTCGTCCTCAGCATACCATATACCTGGCTCTGTGCTTTCTGTTTCTACAACTGTGGTGCCTTGAACATTTTGCCAACTGGTTGTATTGTAATATATTTTTTCAGCATCAATACCATAAGCAACTGTGATTTTATTGCTGAGTTTAGCATCACTGCCAAACCTCACAAAGTCTCTATAACTTTCGTTGCTATAAGTAGGATCTAGTTCTGTAAAGTAATCAGCAGTATTGTAATTTCTACCAATCGTCATTAAATCATTTCTAATAGCAATGTTATATCTAGTGCCATCTTGTAAGCAGTCATTACTTTGATTCCAACTATAACCATAGCAGTTATCATAGTCGTACTCGTACTCTGAATATTTTCCAACAATGCTAAAGTCACCAAAACTGACATTAAATCTAGCAGTAGAGTTTACATAATTATCAACTTCGTCGTTGTCGTTTCTAGCACTAACCATACTGTTATCAATCTTGCTGAACTCTAATTGTTCAATGGGTGCAACTCTGATAAATTTTTGATCACCGCCCCTAACTGTGAGGCCACGTTCTATAGTGTCTTGTATTAGTACAGTACCTGCAATACTGCCTGAGCCGTATAATACACCGTTAGCACCGCTGACAACTTTTACAGTTTGCCCACTAGCAAAGTCATGACCAAAGTCATACCAACTTGCTCCTGGGTCATTGGCAGGTATGCCGTTTACTATAACAGATGTATGTACTGTTTGAGCACCACGTTCATTATAACCAACAAAGCCACCATAGCCTCCAGGGTTATATGTAAACACTGGCATAATGGAATCAATCAGCCTACTATTAATAATAGGATCTGCTTCGATGGTTTTTTCTTGTTGTCCTACAACAACTACTTCTTCTATATCGCTGGCTTTAGCCTCACTTGCCCAAAGCATAAACACCATAAATGCAAATGCAAAATATAGTGGACTAAAGTTAATGTGAAAATTCTTATCAAAATCGTTCATTTTATTTTATTAAATCCTTTAAAGTGGACTCGAACATCTCAACACCTAGAGCCTTATTAGCCTCCCAATCAGATGTCTGATCTCCTTGTCCGATTATATCGCTTATAAACTTCAAACATTTGAAGTCTACGCCAAAATGCATACACACTTTTGCAAGTGCATAAGCCTCCATGTCAACTACATTACAATAACCTTCAGGTTTAGTTGTAGCAAACTTATCTTGAGTATAACATGTAAAGCCTTTGTTGTCAATGATTATTTCATGTGTATTTGTTTCAAACGGTGTTTGATATTGATCAAAGCCGAATGCTCTACAATCCATATCTGCTTGTACAAATTTACCAATGTGCAACATGCCCTTCATATCAGGGTCAATACCACCTGCTGTACCGTAGTTGATTACTAATTCAGTATCTGGATTATTTGCCAAATACTCTGCAAGTTTAAGTGCGGCATTGATTTTACCAACACCTGTAATAATTGTGTTATAGTTGCCTTGCATTCCTTCTAATTCGTCTGCCAGTGCAACTGCTAAAACATATTTCATAATTTCCTCTAATGATAGTTGTACATGTAATTATTTAATTGATATAAGAAAAGAGATAAATAACTGGCAGGAGATATAAATGAGAATCGACGAAGTCATTAATGAAGTAGAATTTGGTAGTGTTGCACAAGGTATGCAGAATATAAAAACCGGTGCACAGAGATTTGCTGGCAAGATCAGTAGAGGTGCCGCCAAAGCGGCTATCCAAGGGGACGTAAAGGCTCAAGCAATGAAAGGAGCCAATTCTATTTCTACAGCATATACAAAATGGTTAGCAGTAAGTCATCCTAATGAAAATCCAGTAATATTGAATATAGAATTATTTAAAGACTTTATGGCCACATCTGCAAAATTAAAGCCTCAATTAACAGACCCAGAGTTTTTAGAACTTATACCTGATCTTAAGTTTAAAGGTGCTATTTCGGCTAGTTGGAAAAACTCCTCAGAAGCCGATCCGGCAAAAATTGCTGACAAAGGCCAAATTTCCAGTATATATCTAGCATTAGCACAGAGTCAAATTCAAACAACAAATACTGGTTCGAGTACACCAAAAGGAATGCCAGGCGCCACTGATGATCCTCAAGTTCTTGCAAAAGTTGATAATGCTACAAGTAATATGTCCAAAGATGTTCAAATAGCAACATTCAACTCATTGGCTAAAAAATTAGGCAAAGCCTAAATAACATCAAAAACCCCCATCATTAAAGTATCCGTTAATAATACTGATAAATACTTGTATGGCAACATTTATTGGATTTAGTACAGATAACAAGCAAAAACCGCCTTATACTCTAACAGATTTAGATTTAGTTAAGCAAGACTTATTAAATCATTTCTTAACTAGAAAAGGCGAAAGAGTTATGCGACCAAACTTTGGTAGCATTATACATGATATCCTAATGGAGCCATTTGACAATCTAACAAAGCAAGATATAGAAGACGAGTGCAAAGAGATAGTAGAAAACGATCCTAGAGTAGACTTACTTGCAACAAATATTGAAAATACAGATCATTTGCTTAAAGTAGAATTATATTTACAGTACAAGGTAGACCAAAGCAAAGATGTATTAGAGATGAGGTTAGAAAGAGAATTTGAGAGAGATGGATACGGGCAATTAGTACAAGAAATCAAAATTTATTCGCCGCTGAAGATTGGGAAGTAGCCTATCAGGCATATACCAAAGTAAGTTTTAAGGCATATGATTTCAGCACTATGCGTACAGCAATGCTGAATTACATAAAAGAAAATTATCCAGAGTCATTTAACGACTATATAGAAAGTTCAGAATTTGTTGCAATCATAGAATTACTGGCATACTTGTCACAGAGTTTGGCTTTTAGAGCAGATCTTAATACTAGAGAAAACTTTTTAGCAACAGCAGAAAGTAGAGATAGTATTTTACGTCTAGCAGATATGCTAGGATATGCACCTAAAAGAAATATACCTGCAAGTGGCTTAATAAAAATTGAAGGCGTGCAAACAAACGAACCACTAGTGGACGCATCAGGTGAAAGTTTACAAGGTGTCACAGTTGAATGGAATGATCCTACAAATGCAAATAGTTTTGATCAATTTATTACAATTCTTAATAGTGCATTTCAGCAAAGTAATCCTTTTACAAAGCCAATCAAAGATGAATTAGTTGGTGGTATTAGCACACAGGTATACGGCATAAACAACCAAATTGGTACAACGCCTGTATACCCAACAACAGCAAACATTAACGGTGTAAGTATACCATTTGAATTTGTTAGTACAAGTATAGTAAACGGTGTATTCAAAGAAGCAGAACCAGATATTTATAGCCAACTCAAAATATCTTATAGAAATGACAAGCGAGGACTTGATAGCGAGTTCACCGGTTTCTTTATGATGTTCAAGCAAGGCACATTAAGTTTTGAAGATTACATATTTGAAAGAGCATTACCTAACAGAACTATTGATATAAATGTACCGAACATCAATGAAACAGATGTGTTTGTACAACAATTAGATGAAAATGCTATTAGACAACTGAGTTGGAAAAAAGTTAGTAATTTGCAAGGACAAACACTTTTATATAATTCAAACAGTTTAGAAGAAAGAAACTTATATGCAATTGATAATTTATTTGATGATGGTGTTAGAATAAGATTTTCGGATGGCAACTTTGCAAACATACCATCTGGTATTTTTAGAATTTACCACAGAACAAGTGTTGGACAAAACTTTACACTCAAACCACAGAATTTACAAAATGTTAATTTAACTATACCTTATTTTAATAACAAAGGCGAAAAGTATAATTTAACATTAAATATGTCATTGAAGTCGACTGTATCAAATAGTTCGGCCGCTGAAACATTACAAAGTATTAAAAGCAGAGCACCACAGACATATTCAACTCAGAATAGAATGGTTAGTGCTCAAGATTATAATGTTTTTCCATTAAGTCAAAGTGTAAACATATTAAAACTAAAAGCAACAAACAGAACTCATGCAGGACATAGTAGATATATAGACATCGAAGATCCTACAGGAAGATTTAGTAGTGTTACTTCGTTTGCAGACGATGGAGCATTATACAAGGACATAGAAAATAAAGCAACATATTTAACATTTGGTACTAGTAAAACCACAATACAAATTCTAAAAGAGGATGTTGCAAATATTACTAAAGATACAAATTTACAAAACTTTGTTTACGATGATTATAGAAAATTAAATATGAGTATTGATGCATTGGCATTTGACTTAACATCTAATAATAAAGACATAACATGGGTAACGCAACCAAGTAAAAATAAAAATAACACAGGGTATTTCACTAGAATGGAAGGTGGTACAAGAACAGTACTTAATAATAGTTCAAACGATAATAGAATTATTCAGCCAGGATCTTATATTAAATTTAGAAATCCAAGCGACCCAACACAAGAAGAATTAGCAACTATCACAAGTATTGAAAATAGTGGTATACCTACAAATTTATTAAGTGTCACAGAAGGTGTAATTAAACTAAACAAAGAAATACCAAACGCCTATAGAGCAGTTGAAATTATTCCAACACTTAATACAGCATTACTGGAAAACGATATAGGCACAGCATTTAAGAATAGAATCGATGCAAAAGAAGATTTTGGAATTGGATATAATCATAAGCCAGGTTCGTCTAACGGAACACATTGGTACATCATTGATAATTCTGCATTAGATAGAAATGCAGACTTTAATCCAGATATTACAAATGGTGCTAGTTGGTTAATGAAGTTTGAATACAATAGTACAACCAGCACATCTAACATTTCTAATTATACTGTAACCTCTAGAGGTACAAGACTAGTATTCGAAAGTTTAAAAGACATAAAATTTTATTTTTCAGGCGATGAAAAAACATTTGATAGTAAAACTGGTAGGGTGCTAAAAGACACAATATCATTAACAACTGCAAACTTCAAGCCAGAATTAATTGAAACATATAATTGGGTAGATACAAATTTAGATGACATTGGTGACAGTTGGCAATTAGAATCAACTAATGCAACCTATACACCTAATGTGGGCAACAGTCCAGAAATTATTTTAAGAAGCAGAGATGCAAAAGCAAAAGACTTAGAAGTAAGATTTGTCAGTAACTTTGGTTTACTATTAAATGGAGAAACAGGAGTATCAAATTCTGCAGATTACAGTCAAGGTGATTTTGCACCAGCAATATCAACAACAATAGCAGTTGATCCAGTATCTGCAACAACTGGTAAAGCAGTTGTTAAATTAAATAGTGCAAAATTATCAGCATTACCAAGCAGTATAACTATACCGCTATCAAAGTTTGGCACATCAGTTGTTGGCGGTGCTAATGGAAACCTTGCTTATGTAAATTATGATGTGGGTTCTGCAAGTTATAAAACTTATACTGGTAATGCAACAACCACAACATTTGAAGTAGGCGATACTGCAAATGAAGGATTTATTGATTTACTATCAGATTCAAGTATAAAAGTTTCTGACTTTGATAGTTTATCTAGCAGATGGAACGGATTTAAACATGCAGATAAAATGCAAATAGTTTATAAAAATGTTAAAGAGTCTTTAGACAAACCAATACAGTTTGAAATAGTTGACTCATATAGATACAGTGACGGTTTTGCCGATCCGGCAAAAGTTGTTGTCAAGCCAATTGATACAGATTACGATGGCTTCCCAGATGATCCAGACCTATTTGATAAATTTGTTGGTAGCACAGATTTTGTATTCTTTGAGCAGTATACGGATTTAGACGGCTACACATATGACAGGCCTGCTAAATTTAAAATTTTAAACTTTGCAACTGAAACAGAAATCAAAGTTGATTATGTTTTAGATACAGTTGCTCCAGGCAGTGACCCAGATAATAAGACTGCATTTACAGACTTTGATTTAATTATTGTAAAAGATCTGAGTGTAGCAGAAGCACATTTAAGAAATAATTTAGGTAAACTTAATCACAAGTTAGTATTCCCAAGATCATTATTGCCTAAAGTATATGAATTAATTAATGATATCACAACACCTAAAATGATTGTGCTAACTGAAAATAATCAATATAACGTAAAAGTTGGAAGAAGTTTTGAACAAAACACATTGCAGGAAAATCCTAGAAAGTGTGCATTTGAGTGGCAACATATTGCACCAAGTGATGTTAGAATAGATCCAAGTATTAGTAATGTTGTAGAAATGTTTATGCTTACAAAGGCACATTACCAATCAATGTTAAGTTATAAAAATGGCGGAACATCAGTTCTACCAAAAGCACCAACGTCAGAACAACTTGCACAAGAATTTGCAGGACTAGATGAATTTAAGAGTGTTAGTGATCAACTAGTTTACAGCAGTGGTAAATTTAAATTATTATTTGGCGCCGACGCAGAAGAAGAATTACAAGCAACAATTAAAGTTGTCAAGTTACCAGGTAGTGTAACAAGTGATGCAGAAATCAGAAGTGCTGTCCTACAACTTATTGACCAGTATTTTAATGTACAAAATTGGGACTTTGGAGAAACATTTTATTTTTCAGAACTCAGTGCATATATTCACCAAGAGTTAGGTAAAGCAGTAGCATCAGTTGTTATTGTTCCTAAGAAATCAGAATCTATATTTGGAGATTTATATCAAGTTAGAGCGGCATCAGATGAATTATTCTTTTCAACTGCAACAGTAGACAATGTCGAAGTTGTAAAAAGTTTATCAGCAACAAATTTAAAACAAATAAAAGGTAACGCAATTACTAGATCATCTGCATCAAGTAGCAGTAGCAGTAGCAGTAGCAGTAGTAGTGGCAGTAGTAGTAGCGGTAGCAGTGGTTCAGGCGGAAGTGGATACTAATGACAAACAAATATTTTGATTTATTACCGATACAGCACCAGACTAGTGTTAATAAAAATTTCTTTGAAAGCACAGTCGAGCAATTATTTTCTAAGTCAAACGTAGAGAATATTCAAGGTTTTATTGGAACTCCAAGAGAGATAGGCTCTAGTAACACTACGTTCATTGAGCAACCAGCACCAAATAGAGAATACTACAGTTTTGACCCTGTGGTTACCACACTAAATTCAACAACTGGTAAACCAGAAAATTACACATTCTACGAAGACTTTTTATACGATTTAAGAAGTAAAGGCGGATTGATTGAAAATCATAACAGACTGTTTAAGACAAATCAGTATGCATACGCACCGCCTGTAAACATTGACAAATTAATAAATTACCAGGATTACTATTGGTACCCAACAGGACCAGAAGTAACAGAAGTCGGTGGTAAGTTAGGTAATGTTATTAATATAGATAACATTGTTGGATTAAAAACTTACACATCGCCTGCAGGCACTACATTAAGAAACGACATGGTTGTTAAATTTACAGGCAACTATATTGCTAATACCAGTGTATTAAAAGAAGATACAGCATATATTGTTACTGGTGTAGGTGAAGGAATAGAATTTGTAGTACCAGGTGATTCAACATCTGCTTATGCAGAGTTTAACGATTTTACATTTGAACAATCAAATGAATCTACATATACTCAGTCAGCATTAGTAGAATACTATGCAAACAGCAATTTACCAGGAGACTTTGTAGTTTCACCAGGCGGAGACTTTACTCAAGTTTGGAGAGATATTGCAACTAAAAATAAATCTAACAATGATGCAATTTCAAGAATGTACTTGAACGGTCAAGAATTATCAGTAGGTGATGCTTCATCAAATAATGTTAGATACTTAGGTAATAATGCACAAAGAACAGGTAATGTAATTTATTTAAATTTAGCAACTATTCCCGGCAATACATTTTATTTGCCAGATGGAGTAATGGCATCTCACAACTTTGCAATTGATGATTTTCACAATGAATACATTAATCCAAACATACAATTTAATATTGATACAGAAAAAGGTTGGGACGCCACACCATGGAGTTCAGAAACAACACAAGACAATGCAGATTATATTACAATTGAAAGAGGTGCAAAAAACGAAAACCCATGGAGTAGATTAAATTACTGGTGGCATGTAAACGAATTACGTGAACCACTTAAAGATAATACATCTGGATTTGCATTACCAGAATCGGCTAAAAGAGCAACAAGACCTATCTTAGAATTTGATAGAGACATAGAATTATATAATTGGGGTAATACTTTTATAAGCAAAGTCGATATTATTGCAGATAAAAAGAAAGAAGACATAGAAGGATTAGCATTAGGCTTTCCGATTAATAGTGCGGCGGCAACAGCGAATGCAAGTATTATTTTCCCACAAGATGAAACAGATATATCTAACAAGATTTATAGAATAGTTAATAACAGTGGCCTGATAGGGTTTGCTGAAGACTCAGGCATGACTGCAAATATTGTAACAAACGGTCATGTGTATAGTGTAACAGGTACAAACATTGGCCTTGATTATTATTGGACAGGCTCTAAATGGCAAGAAGCACAACAGAAAATACAAGTCAATCAGGAGCCGTTATTTAATCTATATGACTCAGTAGGAGTAAATGTAGACGATCCTGCAAAATATCCATTTAGTAGTTTTAAAGGTTGTCCTATTTTTACTTATAATACAGACAAAACTAGTAGCAAGACTGCAACATATGATAGTGAATTAGGTGCAAACGTAATTTATCAAACAAGCAAGTTTAACAGTGAGCCTACATTCTTTAACCATTTAGGTAATCATACAGTAACATATAAGGCAAATATTTTAGCAAATACTTCAACAATATCTGGTTACTTATTTTATAAAGATTTACAACAGGATTATAAAGGTAATGATAATGCAAGATTTAGAAACAACTGGCATCCAATAAGTGCCCCTCATCATTACAGAGATTTTAGTAATGCAGAAACATATTTTGCTGATGAAGTTGTTAAGTACGAAAATCAGTATTTTGTTGCTAACACAAATATAAGTGCCGGCAATTTTGACATAAGCAATTTTAAATTTTACGAAGATGCACATGCTACAACATCAAAGCAGTATGTAGAAGATGTAATACTCATTGATAAAATAAATGACGAAGATGTGTTCTTTACTACAAGTGCTACGCCAAGTAACAATGATGTGTATGTAAAATTAAATGATACAGTACTGGAACTTAACAAAGACTATGCTATTAGAAACAGTACCACAGGTATTGTAATTAATCCTACATTAGAGTCAGTAACATTAAGAGAAGTAGGAATAGGATACGAAACAGGCGATGTTTTAACATTAGGCATTGCAGGTAGTAATACCAATGTTGCAATTAAAATTACAGATGCCGAAGCATACGATGGCAACATCAGTAATGGCGGAGGCCAAATTAAAACTATAGAAGTTACAAATTATAGTATCTACAGTGAATTAGTTGGACACCCAGGAAACATTGAATCAGTATACACTACTGCTTCAGGTGACGGACACGGAATTGGTGCAACATTCGATTTTGGTTTCACACAAAGTGTTAATTTAACAGACACTGACGTTATTAATGTCAGAACGTTTACTAAAGAAGATAGAAAAAATGGAATAGATGCATATGGTTATTTTGAAATTCCAGGTGCATTAAAATATAATCCACTTAATACAGAAATTACAGAAACAAGATTAAGTGATTTAGTCGGTCATGGTAATAGACTATTAGAAGGTCAAAAAGGATTTGCAGGTAAAGTAACAGGAAATAACAATTATAAAGATACAGAACGATCATTTAATATTAATAATATTAATATGGGACAAATAGATTCAGATCTAATACATGCAATGTATCTAAGTAAAAATGAAAATAGAAATATTGTAAATTCTTTAAGATTTGCTAACGACGAATATAATAAATTCAAAAGAAAGTTTTTAACAACATTAGAAATTTATTTACAGAACAACGACTATTTAGAAGAAAGCAATTTAGAGATTTTAGATACAGTATTAAAAACATTAAAATCTACAAAACTGTCTAAGGACAGTTACAACCTTACATACATGTTGCCGATTGGTACAGACTTTACTAATGAAGAAATTGAAATTAGCAATGTTAATTTACAAGAATACACATTTAGTAATACAATTGATATATCAGAGGATAAAAATTTATTTGTACTAGAGCATAATGACACCGTACTTTGTGCTGATAGAGATTTTACAATAGACACTTATCTGCCTTTTGATATTACATTAGACAATAGTGTTACATTAAATGTAGGCGACAAATTAAAATTACGAACATACGAAGATAGCGAATCATCTGGTGTACCAGTAAGTTTACCTAAGTTAGGTATGTACATGCCATCTCAGCCACAATTTATGACAGACGAGTCATATCAAGTAAATAAGGATGTAATACTTTGTCATGACGGTAGTTATGTAATTAGGCAAAATGATAGAATTGATGACATCCTTTTAGCATTTGAGCAGATAGTTTACAATAACATAGATGAGACATATAGAACATGTGATACAATTAGGTTATCGCAATACGATATCAAGCCAAGTTATTTTTGTGAAACAGACTTTAGTTTAGTTGAATTCAACAAACTTACACAAAGTAACTTTAACAAATGGTTAAAACAAAGTAATGTAGACTTTAGAACAAACACGGTGTATGATGCATCAAATGAGTTTACATGGAATTATGAAAATGGTGTTACTAAACCAGGTTACTGGAGAGGAGTGTTTGATTATTATTATGATACACAAACACCTAATACAACACCATGGGAAATGTTTGGCTTTAACAAAAAACCAAGTTGGTGGGACACTCAATATCCTACCGCAATAACAAGTTCTTATACAGCATTTTGGAATAATGTTAGAGACGGTTATATTCCTGCAGGAAGTAGAAAAGGTTATTGGAAACGTTGGGCAAGACCAACTATTAACAGTTTTATACCAGTTGACGCAACTGGTAATTTAAAATCACCGCAAGACATAATGTATACCAATACAACTTCGTCTACATTAGGTGTAGATGCTCAGTGGTCATTTGGTGATATATCGCCGGCAGAATATGCTTGGAGAAAAAGTAGTTACTATCCTTTTGCAGTATTAGAAGCATTATACTTAGCAAGGCCAGGTGAGTTCACAAATAATTTTTATGATCTTAGAAACATTTCTAAGGTTAGTGTACAACCAGAACAACTTGTAGATAAAAATACAGGTAAAAGAAAATTAAGGCAAGACTTTAAGCCACATGGTTTTATTGATTCTAATAATAATATTACAGTTAGACCGGGTTATACTACACTTATAGATCAGTATTTAAAATTCTATTCACTGTCAACTAACACTGAAATAGCAAATCCAATTCAAACTTTAGATACCAGACTAGGTCATAAGTTCTCAGGATTTGTTAATAGTAAAGTGTTGAAAGTATTCAGTGAAAGTATTAGTACTGATGGTTTTAGTGCTAGTCAGGTTTTACCTGCAGAAGACGTCACAGTTAATTTACATACAAGTCCATTCAACAGTAGAAATTTCTACACTGGTGTTAAAATAGCAAAAACCTCAAACGGATATTCAGTTTCAGGTTATGATACTAGTTCACAGTACTTTGAAATTATACCAAGTAATTTAGCAGGTCCTAAAGAAGGTGTACAAGAGGGCGGTAATCCTGCTGACTTTAGTATTTTTGATACAGGCGCAAATTACCTACAAAACGAAATTATCAAATTTGGTGGCAGTTTTTATATGGCAAAAACTGATTTACAACCTAGTGCATTTGATCTTAGCGAGTGGACGTTGCTATCTCAATTGCCTACAATAGGTGGAGCATCAGCAACAGTTTATCAATCTGGAACAGGTGTAACAGAAAAAGTTTATTACGATACAATTTTTAAATCAGTTGAGGAAGTATTTGATTTCCTAATCAGTCTAGGTAGAAAGCAAAAAGATCTAGGCTTTGACTTTGGCGAATTCGACAGT